TGAGCATCATGGAGTAATGGGTCGCACCGTAAGGCACGACTTCGCGCAGCATAGCTTCAAACATGCTGAAGAAAGTGGTGGTGTTGAAAGTCTTCTTGTTCGCGTAGTTGGGAATGTCATAGATGAGATCCAGGTCAAGGGCCAGCATAGGAATGCCGGAACCTGTCTCTACATGTCTTTTGAGGAAATTGGCATCCGCAACAGTTGAATAGGCAAGCTTCGTTTCAGTCTTTGCAGCATAGGTCGCTTCAAGACCAACCAACTTGTAGGCTTCGATAAGAGCCTCATAAGTCCAGAACTCGAATTTCGGTCCGGAGAATGAGCAATCGTCACCATACACGAGGTAGTAAAACTCCTTGTACCATTGTTTTGGCCAATAGGGTTTTCCAGCTCTCTGAGCAACGTAGCAGTACACGGCGCAGGAGGAGGCAGCATTGACGCCACCATTCCAGGGGGTTGTGGTAAATTTTCCAGATGGCGACCACACGCCAGGGACGGTGTAAATCACGTGGCCAACAATATGGACCGAGTGGTAATCGATCTCTGCAAGTTTGTACCTTGCTTGATTGTCGATGTGATTCAGATCAGGGTTGTACCAGAGGCAAATGGACTTGCAATGGAGCTCTGAGGATCTCTTCCAAACTTGAGTTGTATCATATTTGGAGTAATCGAAGAACCAGTGGGCTAGGTCTTCGTTGTACCAAACTTTCATCAGGCGAGAACCTTCATTGGACCATACATCTATGCCACAGGCATTTCCCTTTCCGTCACCAATTCGTCGAGTGTAGTCAGTCGCGGAGACCCATACACCAAAGTACATGCGGTCAACAATAACTTTGTGCACGGCGTCTGCGTTAAAGACTCGAGGGGTATCGACTTTCTCTGGAGGGCGGAGTTCATCCTTGAGGGTATCGGTACGAATAACGTTATGCGTGTCGCGTCTTCCTTCAATATAATCGATAAGATCATCAATCATTTTCTGGAGGTACGGACCCGGCATATAGAAACCGTTTTCGTCACGAACAAAGAGGAACTCCTTGCCTGATTTGTAATCCTTGAGCTTGGTGAATGGATATCCTGGGGAGGTTTTCATGTCGAGCGGTTCG